ATTAATTGTTATGTTATTTTTAGATTATTTTTAAAAACTGCATCAAATATGCTGTCCTAAATATCTCTTATGTTCTAAACTATGTCAATATAATTTCTGAACAATTAATCTGAGTATGTCCAAAAACGTTCGTTTTTGGACACCACTATTTATTTTTATAATGTTATCTTAGTACCAATTACAAAAATAAGACCTTTTGTTTTTCTAGCTTTTAAATCTCCGTAATATTCTGGTTTACCTTTAGCTATAAAATGAGTAATACTAGCATATGGTTTTAATCCTTGTGCCATAGCATATGTACCTTTTAATTGTATTGAATCTATCTTATTCTTAAACTTCTCAGAAGCAAAATACACTACATCGGTAGTAAGTTTATTGTAGTCATGCGATAATCCAAAACTATAATAATGAGTATTTCTTCCACTTCTGTGCAATTCAGAACTAGTTAAACTATTACCATGAGAACCATAACATCCACTATATTTTATATTACCTAACTTTACTTCTCCTCCTATGTTATAGCTTCTTAAATTAGATAACTTATGCTTACTAATAGCATCTTTATCTTCTTTATTAGCATATTTCTTAGCATAACCAACGGCTTTACCATATTCCCCAGTAACAGCAACTTTAATGCTATTTTCTTCAGATAATTTATTCTCTAAGCTAATTCCTGCTGAAAATGCATCCTTTATAGAATTATCTAATTCAAACTTATGAGCTCCATTTTCTCCTATAGTTTTTTTTACAATACCATCAGATTTAGAAGAAATAGCATCAGCTCCAGTATTAGCTGTATCAGGTGTGTATGATATACCAAAGTACACTTGCGTTTCTTCTGTTATAAACCATTTTGGTGTATAATAGTTTATTGTTCTTGGTGGTTCATTACTGTAGGGAGCTTTATCAGTGCTAGCAGTAATCGAATCACCCAAGAAACATTCATTACTAGTTAGAAAGCTTGGAGCACTCTCTTTTCCTTGCTTCATATAAGCAGTCTTTAAGTTTATATATTTACTTGGAATAGAACCACTAGATATCATCATATTTGCAGCAACTGGTATAGGAGAACCCAATTCTACTTTACCAAAATCACTTTTTATAAATATGTGTGATCCATTATATGATGGTAGTACTTTTTGTTTTGCAGTAGGTACTAATATGACTTTACCTCCATATTCTACTTCGTCTAGCTCTTTTGAAATCAATGCATATAACGCAACATCGTTATAAAATGCAAAATCACTCCTGTTAGTACTTATATTATTTTCTTTACCTTTTCTATTGCTTTGATTACTACCACCACTTTCAAAACCCAAAAATGCACCTAATTTTATATCAAAATCTGATACTATCGGTTTTTTCTCTGATTTTACTTCAGCTCCATAGGTATAAGTACTTAATAGTATTGTTGCCAATAAAACAAAAATCTTTCTAATAATCATGGTTCTATACTCCTTTTATTTCTTGTAAATAGTGTTTATTTATGTATTCAATACAAAATACTGTTTTTTCTTCGTCTAACTCTTCTAAAGTTTCTATATTAGCTTTTGCACACCATTTACTTATTAGCTCCTGCGGTACATGATATTGCTCTATAAGAGTTAGTAATTCGGCTTTTTTATCATCTACTATCTTTACCTCATCAACTAAAAAGCTATCCAATGTTCCCTTTACTTTAGATACTCTATCTTCACTAGAACTTACCTGTTTCATAGACGAACTCACTCTTATGTCATCTAATTCCTCAACTTTATATGTATCGTTTATTCATTTTAAATTTACCTCACAATTTCTTCAGTACTTACAAAATTCTTATTGATATACTTAATACAAGACTCTACTTGAACCTCATCTAAATCATATATACTCTCAACTCCAGCCTTATCACACCATTTTTTAACAGTGTCGTCAGGCACATCATTAGTTACTATCAACTCGGCAAGTTCTACGTATTCTGATGCACTGACCTCTTTAAGGTTTATAGCTTTTTCCTCCGAGTTGACAATTAAATCGTCTAGTCTCGCGTTTAGTGTTTGCACCTTTGGCGTAATATTTTTTGGCTCATTATCAAGTTCATATAACGTTTTACCTTCCATTTCTTCAGCTGTAGGATGTTGGCTAACTATTTCAGGAAACGCTTTACGTAACGCTTGAGCTTCAGCGCATTTAGCCAGTTGTCCATATGGTCTTTTCTTCCACATCGTATTTGGGGCTAAACTTTCTTTAGCGGTCGCATAATTTTCTATCCAGTATTCTTTAGCCGTAAATTCAACAATAGTATTATTTACTATTTTCTTTACCGTCACTTTGCACCATTTTGGATAGGTAATATCTACGCCTCCTAATTTACACCTTACATCTTCGCCAAATTCAGGCTCACTAACACCTGCATATTGCTGACTTCTAGCCGCCTGTATTCTGTATAGACCGACTCCCGCCATAACGACATCTTTATATTCGTATTTATCCGTAAGAGAGTTCTTGACTCTCATCGGCACAATATGTACTGGTTTTTGTAAGGGGTCTAATTTTGCAGCCTTGCAATAATCAAGAACCATTTTTATACTTTCATCTTTTGCTCCAGTATATAAGCTGTTTTTTAGAGCCGACCATACATGCTGGTCTATTTCATTAGTATTTATTGTTGCTATATTATTCATTTTCTTTCTCTCTATTAATTATATTATATATTTGAAATAGCTCTTGAAGTTCCGAATATACCTCTTCTGACATACTGTTTTATAGTACAGGCGTGTTTCCTGATATTTTAATTTTATCATCCATGGTTACCCTATTACTTAATTAAAAACATTCTTGAGCCTTCTTTTTCCTTCACGTATTGCTGGTAGATATCCTTATGCTCTTCCTGTAATTTCTTTGTATCTAAAGTTATCCTTGGGCTTGTATTCTTCCATGTAGCTAAACAATGACCTGAATTGTCAACCAGAATATCTGCATCCTTCATATAGTCCTGAACTTCAAACTGTAGCTTTTTTATAGTATCATTGAGGTTCTTTTCTTTATCCTTTAGATACTTTAACGTCTCAATCACACTAGCTACTCCGTTATCAGCTTTAACCTCTACGCTCTTAGCTTTAGGATAAAGTGCTAATACATCATCAGTTGATGTGGCTTCAGGCGGAATACCTTTTAAAACATGGTTGTGCCAAAAATTAACCGCCACCTTAATCAACTTGCTCTCAAACTCTCTATTACGATTGTAAGTATAGATACGAAAATCTTGCCCACCTATTAATACTGCTATATCTACCTTCTCAACATCACAAATAGCAGCATAATAGGCAACCTGACATAAATAACTTTCAGGAATCTGATCGGTGTATTCTTCTCCCCAATCCTTGGACATCATAAATCCAGCCGTCTTACATTCTAAGATATGCTTTTTACCGTCTGCCCATCTATCTATATTTGCAGCAATAAAGCTATGCTCAGGATGACGTATTACATTACCCTCAACCTCAATACTAAAACCAGTTCTTATTGAATAAGCATTAGCAATCGTATCCTCTAAAAGAGTTCCCCATTCCATAGCTTTATTTATCTCGTTTTCTTCCACTTCAGCAGAGGTCTTTTCTAGATATATCGCCATAGCCGATTTGTACTTGTTTAAGCCACACAAAGAAGCTACATCGCTGCCTCCTATATATGTCTTACGCTCTCTTAGCCATTGCTCTTTGTCCATAACTTTACCTCAATACTTAACCAAAAAATGCTATCTTTACCAGCAAACCCAACATTACAAATATCAATGCCATAACCCATTTAAAATTGTTTCTCATTTCTATGATTTCTCCTCTTAAAGCAAACATATCTTCCTTTAGCTCCGATTTTAGTTCACTTATTTCAGCTTTTAATTCGGTTTTTGTTTGAAGTAAATCAGCTTTAGTAGCTAAATTATCATTTGAAGAGTTAAGAGTTTTCACTATAGCCTCTGCCATCTTCTTTGATGCTCCTGCTTCAACCATTTTTTCTACTGCTTCATGTGTATCTAATATCATTTATTTAACCTACAATTTAATTACTTTATCTCTTTATTAGAAAAGCCTGATTTTGCCCCTTCTTTTTTTAACAATCCTACTATTTCCTTATGCCCAAAATAAATAGCATAATCTAAAGCCCTATAACCATCTTTATCTTGTACATTTATATTTGCTTTCGCTTTTATCAATATTATAACTATATCCTTAAAACCCTGTCTTGCTGCATCCATTAATGATGTATTACCGTATCCTGTAATCGCATTAACATTTGCTCCTGCATCTATTAATACTCTTACTATATCTGCTTTACCAAACCATACTGCTCTCATTAATAGAGTTTCGCCACTTGCATTTATTGCTGTATTAATATCGCCCTTTTCTTTTATAAATTCTTTGATAGATACAAAATCACTTTCTTCTATAGCTTTTAATATACTCATATTCATACTTTAACTTCCAATTCTATGCGGATACTGGAATTCTACATTCTTAAACTCTACATCAGCCAAAAATGCTACATATTCTCCCAATGTCAGATGTCCCTGTATTTTACTACTATCTTCTTCATCAAATACTACCTTATCTGCTACTAAACCGCCAGTCCTTAATCTTACATCACGAAAATGTGTTTTTTTCTCAAGTAACCCTTTTCCTTGCTCATACTTTTCAAAAACGGCCGTAAACAACTTCTTACCTCTTATACTACCTTCAAGTTCTTTCATACTAACCTCTTAACTCAAATATATTCATAAACTCCACATTCTTAAATTCTAAGTCTGCTAGGAATGCCACATAATCTTTTTCTCTCAAATTATTTGGCATATTGCTGACTTCCGTTTCTACAAATTTTACAATTTCTTTTATTACACCTCCAGTTCTTGCTCTTACGTCATACAAATGTATTTCCTTC